TGATGACCTTTTCAATGTCAATCCTTCGACCTTCCTTATAAGCTTTTGCGGTAGCTTTCATCTCTTTGGCTTTGGCCCGAGGGTTTTTTGCTCCCGCCAAATACTTAGCAGGTACACCGAACTTGTAGGGTTGCGTCTTTTTAGACATGGTTATCGCAAGTCCTTGTCGTGCTTCTTCGACCCGCGAATGAAGCTGTTGACACGCCCCATCGCCCAAGCGGCCATTGATGCGTTGCGAGAGCCCGAAGCCAAGAACGCACCCTGCCCACGCTTGTACACCGTCAACAAAGTGCTGAGGGATATACCCGACTCTTTCGCTTTTTTGCGTAGAGTCGTCATGGTTTTTTCGCTCGGTTTCTTAGCCATTACGCTGACGCCCTCCCGGCCCAAATGATGCACACTCGTTGAGACGCGCACTTGAAATCCAAGGCGGAACAATAGCCCAACTCACCGGCATCAACCGCTGCTTCAGGATCGCCTTCGCCACCGAGACCCATCTCGATGCACTCTTGCATGGTGTCGGACGTGTCGAAAAAGCTGCAGTTATCACAACGCATGCTCATCACGTTCTCTACGGTGTCGTTGAAGCGATCAGCGTAACGTTGCCAGAACTCTTGGTTTCCACCTTCGGCGTCCAAGCCGGGGTTAGCAGGTCCGTACTCCTTAGTGTCCAGAGCTTTCTGACGGTTCTCCAGGTTCAGTTCGACGTCTTGAGTCGCAGCGGGGCAAGACTCTGCCTTCCGTGCACCACGACGCATTTCATCCATCATTTCGTTGTATTCAGCCATTACCATTTCACCTTATCAGCCCAGTAAGCTGCGCTGAGTTTACCCTTAGCAATGTTTTTAGCATGACGTGCTTTAAAGCTTGCACGCTTCTTCTTCATCTTGTCGGACTCTCCCGACTTTGGCTTTCCTGCAGTGCTGGCGCCCTGCTCTCCAAACCTAATGAGTTTGATTTTGTCACCCTCTTGGGCAAGTACGATGTGACTCTTGGTCGGATGCTTGGGTGTACGCTTGGGCTTGTTTACGCCCTCAAGGTTGTGCTTTTTGAGCAGCGCTATTTTCCGCGCAGCATCTCGACGAGAAAGAGCCATTATGCTTCCGCGCCTTCTCTTACAGGAGATCCGCCGCCGGCTGCGAAGGAGTCTTCAGGAGCAGCGCCCCCGAGAAGTTCCATCGCTGCGAGTTGCTCTTCAGGTGAGAGTTGTGAAAGCTCTTCGGCTGCAGCGGCTTTCTGCGCGGGTTCACCGGCTGCGGCTCCACCCAGAGCTTCTTGCTGAGCGGCTTGCATCTGAGCTTCTTGCATTGCTGCGACGTCTTCTTCGGGCAACAAAATACGTGCAGGCATTCCGAGACCAGAGATGACTTCTTCGACCAAACGACGACTGTCGACGTTCGGGTCTTGCGCCAAGAAGGGCAACATTTGCATGAGCGTTTCTGCAAGCACGCTGGGGTTTTGACGGATGGGGTTGTAGCTGACCATCTCAAAAGACACTTCGACGTCGCGCAATGTACGGAGATTGACCTCAGCCCATCTTCGGTCTCCTGCAATACGCACCATCTTTTCGCTCTTCATGTACTTGCGACACAGGAAAAAAGCTTTCTTAGCCACGTCTTCCAACGCGTCATTGACGTGACCTTCTCGGGTGGCCAATCGTGTACGCATTT